GAAAGCAGGCCAGCCCCCATCCTAGACCAAAGTATTCAGCACGCGCCGGGCGTGCCTAACGGCCATATGCCCTTCCGGGCCAAATCGCGTGGTAAGGACGCTGGGGTGGTCTGGTTTCACTCCCAGTTCAACCCCTACAACCCGTTTGACGAACTTTGCAAGACCCTAGAGGGCAAGACGACCTACGAGAAGAAGATCCGAGCCTATGGTTGGGCTGAAAGCCTTGCCGGAGCGCAATTCCCGCGATTTGGCGACCTCAATGAGATCGACCACGACAAAATCCCTGAGGAAGGCACGAATTATATGGTCGTTGACCCGGCTGGAGCCAGAAACTGGTTTATGCTGTGGCTTCGGGCTGTCGGACAGGGTGAAAAGACCCGTTGGTATGTCTATCGGGAGTGGCCGGACGCTACTTACGGGGAATGGGCGCTTCCGGACTCCAAGATGGACGGAAAGGCTGGCCCGGCACAGCGAGCAGGCGGCGGCCGAGGAATTAACGAGTACAAGGAGATTATCCGTGGCCTTGAGGGTGATGAAGTGGTCGAGGATCGCTATATTGACCCCCGTGCTGGCGCTACGCAGGCCGCTGGCAAGGAACACGGCACTTCCCTTATCGAACTACTGGAAACCGACCCAGACCCGATGTACTTCATCCCTGCACCCGGTCTACGCATCGAGGAAGGGGTGGCGCTCATCAATGACGCTCTGGCTCACGACCCTAGCCAGCCTTTGTCGCCAATCAACGAGCCGAAACTGTATGTTTCCAAGCAATGCCAGAATCTCATCTATTCCCTTCGTGAATGGACTGGGGCTGACGGGGATAAGGGTGCTTCCAAAGACCCGGTTGACTGCCTGCGCTACCTGATGGTATTAAGCCCAGAGCAGTATGAAGAAAATCACTTTAAGTGCAAGGGGGGCGGCTCGTACTAAATGAAGCCCGAAGAGTACCCTATGCTGCTTTCTAGGTCGGCAGCGAAGCGAATGACAGGTATTGATGTCAGAGAATTGGACAAACTTCGCAAAACAGGTCAGATTCGGTGTTATACTACCCTAGGTGGACAGCATCGCTTCCACAAGTCATCCCTTTTGCAATATATCGACCAACACACACAAACTTATGGCAGACAAGAACAACAGCAAGGATAAACTGGCTTTTTACTCGGAAACACCGGATATCGGTGAACTCCGCAGCGAACTTCAGCGTTCCCTGTACAATGGCGGCAATGTCGCTCGCCTGAACTCTAACGATGACATCCGTCTCGCTCGCTGGGAAGGCCAGTCCGATGACGGAAAGAAACACAGCAGCAACCTCAACGAAGGCGATCAGGCTTTCCCGTTTGAAGGCGCTTCCGATGTCCGTTGTCGCTTGGTCGATAAGACCATCAACGAATTGGTCGTCATCCTTGTCTCTGCTTGGCAACTCGCCCGCCTGCGTGTCGGTGGCACTGAGATGGGTGATGCCTCACGCGCTTCCTCCATCCAGACGCTCGCCGACTGGGTCGTGAACAACAAGATGCGGGCTGATCTTCTCACTGAGGCTGAACTACTCGGGCAATACACGCAGCAGTTCGGCTGGTCTGTCGCTCATATCGGTTGGGAACGCCGTCTTGGTGTCCGAGCCATCTCAATGACCCTTGCGGAACTTGAGCAGCGTGGTATGTCGGGTGACATCATCGCAAACGAGGCTGTCAATAGCCTCAAGTCTACCGGGACTAGCGACTATAGCGTCAGCGCCCTGATGAGCCTGCTTGGTATCAGCAAGGAAGACGCTGCCCGTGTCGCTGACGAACTGATGTCTGCTGGCGTTGCCACATTCAATCAGGAATACGCTGTTTCCAACGCTCCTGTTGTCGCCGCCCTCAAGCCGTTTGACGAAATCTGCTTCCCGCCCGAGACCCTCGACCTTCAGGATGCCCGCGTAATCTTCCGGCGCACCTTTATGACCGAGGTGGAACTGCGTGAGATGATCAAGACTTCCCAGTGGGACGAAGCCTTTGTCGAAGAAGCCTCCCAGACGACTGGTATGTCCGACTGGTACTCCGAACCTAACCTTGTTCCGGCCACGACCAATATCGGCAACACGCTTGAGCGCGCCGACAATCTGATTGAAATCGTCTACGCCTACACTCGTCAAATCAACGAGAACGGCGTTCCGTGCATCTACTACACTGTCTTCTGCCCTAACACCCGGGAGAAGTTGTTCGCCAAGCACGAAATGCTTGATTACGCCCACGGCCTGTATCCTTTCGTGGAATACCGCCGCGAGCGTCTGCGCCGTTCTATCGTGGAATGCCGTGGTGTTCCCGAACTGGCCTACACCGACCAGATGGAAATCAAGGCGCAGCGTGACTCTATCCGTGACCGCACGGCATTTGAAACCCTGCCGCCTATTAAAGTCAAAAAGCGTCTTGGTACGCAGAATATCATCCAGCCGGGTGGTTTGCTGCCTGTCACAACGCCGGACGACTACACATTCCTGTCGCCCCCCTCTGGCAACCCTGCTCTTGCCTTCAACCTGATTGACCGGGTCGAGCAGAGCAACGCGGACTATTTCGGCCTGTATCACCCTAATATCGTTCCGACCAAGACCCAGATGACCCAGCAGTTTATGGTCAACAACTGGCTGTCTTCTTGGAGCAAGATCTACAAGCAGGTCGTCTCCCTGTCGCTCCAGTATATGGATGGCGCTGAAATCGAGCGTGTCGTTGGTATGCCTATCGTCCTCCAGCCTCAGGAACTCTCGGCTATGTACGACTTCAATGTCTCGTACAATGTGCGTGAACTTGACACGGACTATGTCCTTGAGAAACTGAAGGCCATCTCGTCCTTTGTCGTCCCGATGGACAGCGGAGGTGTCATTGACCGCAACAAGTTGACGGCTCGCTTTGTCGAGGCCATCAGCCCTGAGGCCGCCAAGGACATCATTATGGATCAGGCTTCTGCCTCCCAGAAGATGTACTCGGATGTCCAGACCGACATTGCCAAGATGATGGCTGGGATGGAGCCGCAGTATGTCGAGAACGATCCTGCCGCCCAGTCTAAGATGCAATTCGTGCAGGACATCGTCCAGAAGAACCCCAAGGTTCAGGCCGCCGCCCAGCAAGACCAGCAGTTCCAGATGCTCTTCCAGAACTATATGAAGAACCTCCAGATGAGCATTTCGCAGCAGCAGAACAAGTCTATCGGCCGTATCGGGGTTACCCCGGTGTCCGATAAGATGGCCGCAGAGGGCCAGCAGCAGCCCCAGCAGCCGGGATACTAACTATGGCTAAGACTATCGAAGAACATAAGCGGGTACTGTCTTTCGAGACCAATGAGGTCTTTGATGCGGTACTCGCCTTCCTTACCGCGAGCGTTGATGCCGAGGTAGACCGGGCTATTTCTTATGCCACTGAGGGCGAAAAGCGTATCCACGCCTGTGGCCGCGCCGAGGCTCTCAAGGACTTCAAGGAACTGATTCTGGTTCAGCAACAGGAAGCCCGGGAAGGCAAGTACGGCTCCTGACCTAGGACAGAAGTTGCCAAAAGTTACAAACAGGGGGTAGCCCCATTGACGATGCTTGGTTTCTGAGGTTATTCCCCATACGCCTCTGGGAGCGCATCCCTGTTATGTCAGAAAACCCTAATGCCGAGATCGGAACGGCTCAAAACAACACCGAGGTACAGTCAAACCAGCCCCAGTCCGGGTTGAATCAAGAATCACTTGCGGATCTCCTCCGCAATACCCTGTTCAGGGACGATGAGCAGGCTGGACAGTCCCAACCAGACAATGAGGACGAAGTCCAAACGGAGGTCAAGGATACCAACGACAGTGAAGCGTCCCAGCAGGACGAAGTAACTGACACGGAACTCCCCCCGGCCGAGGATGGCGAAGACGAAGTTCCTTCACAGTCAGCGGAAGACAACGGAGAGAGCGATAACCTCTCCAAGGGCGTTCAGAAACGAATCGACAAGTTGACGGCCAAGCGCAAGCAGGCTGAAGAAGAGGCCGAAAGGCTTCGCAGCGAGGTCGAATCTCTGAAGCAAGAAATCTCTGAAACCAAGGCTTCGGGGTCGGCGAACCAAACTAGCGTCACAGACGCATCAAATCCGTTTGCCAACCTTAATACGAAAGCCGATGTGGAGAAGGAGATCGAGCAAGCCCGGTGGCTAAGATACAAGTGTATGGAGAACCCTAACGGTTTCGTTATGGGGGATACCGAATATGGCCCTGAAGATGTCAGCAAGATGCTGGTCAATTCTACGAAGGCTATCGAAATTCACCTGCCTAAGCAGATGAACAAGATTCACGCCTACGATACGATCCGACCTATCGCAGAATCTGAATATCCGTGGTGGAAGACACCGCAGGCCAAGGAGTACCAGTTGGCGCAGCAAGTAATCAACAACTTCCCGCAGTTCAAGAATCATCCGGATTATATGCTCTTCGTGGGCGATTACATCCGTGGGTTTATGGCTCGGGAGTCGAAGACTACGATGCGTCAGGTTTCCAACAAAGCACAAGTACAGCCAGTTCGTCCAACCGCTGCTCCGGTAAAGACTAGCACTAAGACAGCCAGTGCCAAGAATGCTGAGAGTCGATTCATCAAATCGAACAACGCTGAAGACCTCGCTAAAGTTCTGCTATCCAAAGGCTTCATTTAATCCCTACCTCCCTATACTACTATGGCATCCCTACTTGAACGCAATATCGTCAACGCTGGCAAGCGCGAAGACCTCGCCAACCTCATCGCTATGGTCGATGCGAAGGACACCCCCTTCACCTCGATGGCGAAGAAGTCGTCCCAGCCCGGCAACACCATCTTCCGCTGGCAGGCTGACCGCCTCCCTGCGGCCGCTGCTCCGACCCCTGTGGTCGATGGCACTGATGTCGATCCGGCCTCTGGCACATCTAACTTCGTCAACGATGGTGGTGTCCAGTACCGCGTTGAACTCTCCAACCGCATCCAGATCTTCCGCAAGGCTGTTCGCGTCTCGAAACTGACTCAGGATGTCGCCAACATCGCTGGTGTCCGTGACGAACTCGCCAACAATGTCTCCAAGGCGATCACGATGATCAAGCGCGATATGGAAGTCGCGATGTGCAGCAATCAGGCCGCTCAGGTCGATAACGGCACTGTCGGCTACCGCACCCGTGGTCTTGACAAGTGGATTGTCGCCGCCGCTAACATCGACACTGTCGATCTCCCGGCTGCTGCTTCTGCCTTCTGCCCTGCCGCCGCCCAGATCTCGACTGTCGGCACTGCTGCCCTCACTGAGACTGTCGTTCAGGACATCCTGACTGGCATCTACAGCCAGACTGGTCAGTTCAAGAACTATGACGCGATTGTCGGCCCGACCCTGAAGCGCGCCTTCACCAACCTCGTCTTCACCACGCCCTCCAGCGGTGGCGATGAGACCCGCACTGCCGTTCGCACCCTGAACCGCGATGCTGATGAGTCTGTCTACATCTCCTCCGTGGATGTGTTCCAAGGCGACTTCGGTCAGATCCGTCTGCACCCGAGCCTGTTCCTGAAGAACAACTTCTCCGGCTATATCATCCCGTTTGATATGGTCGAAGTTCGCTACGGCGGCAATGTCGCTGGTGTCACTGAACTGACGGACAATGGTGGCGGCCCTGCTCGCCTCATCGAAGCGGTTGCGGGTCTTTGCATCCACAACCCGCTGGCCTTCGGTAAGTTCGACTTCACCGCCTAATCAGACGCTCTTGTCTGACATCATCCAGTCCTTGTCAGAAGCCATCCCCGCCGATATGCGAAAGCAGGTCGAGAGGGAACTTCTGACGGGCTGGAAGATGCAAGAGGCGGCCTCTTATCATCAGGCCAAGCAGTTCGCGGCCTTCAATCACGCGAATGCTGCTAAATCCATCGAGGGGGTAGGCGAGTTGAAGGCTCGTATCCCTCTTTCTGCTGTCCATTATTGGGGTCAGCGTCTTGGTTACGACTGTTGGAATGACGAGACATTCGTCAATGAATTCATTCGTGACAACCCCGAGGTTGCCGTAAACAACCGAATCAAGCGCACGACTGTCAATGGTGCTGTGTTCACCGCTGATGGTCATCTCATCAAATGAGAACCACCCATTTCTCGCCCGTCCTTTTCAACGCCCTTCAACTCTCCGGGCAGGACAGGCACAATATCACCTCAGAGACTTTTGCCCAGTTTCGAGACCTCATCAGCGAGCGTCTGCGGATGATCTGGGAGTCTCAGGACTGGCCTGACCTCGTCCGGGTAGCCCAATTGACCGTCACGAATGACGGCGCTGGACGGGTCACTGCGGCCATTCCTGCTGATGCTGGGGAAATCCTAGCCTGCTACGACAGCAACCCTCTGGTGACAAGCCGTGCGTCCCAGTTGGGCTTCCGGCTGTACGACAACGGAACCACTCAGATTCTGAACTTCCTGTCCGACCCGGGTACTGTCTGGGCAGAGTATCGTGTCAAGCGAACGGAACTTGTCGGTGACCTTTATGACGCTGCCGTGGCTTATGCGGTAGGCTCGCAGATGTACTTTGACAGCGGCTCCAATACCGGGACATATATCCCGGTCTCCGGCAAGCCGCACTACGGCAACTTCTATAACTGCCTTGAGGCCACAACAGCCGGGCAGAACCCTGCCACGCATCCGTCCAAGTGGCAGATCGTGACAGTCCCTTACCTTTTCGCCCCCTACGCTGCCCGTGGCGCGTACTCGGACTGGCTTCGCTCGGAACTTCAGGTGGAGGCGGCTCAGATTGCCGAAGCGGAAGCCGAGCGTATTATGGCCGATACGGTTGATATCGTCCTGCGCCAGCAGCAGCAGGTCGGCCG